GTATATTGCACCGCACTATAGGTAATCACGATTTACGCTTTGACGGTAAGCTTTCTAATGTACTTCCCCAGTATGAAGGCGTAAAAGGAATGTGTTTAGCTGACCACTTGTACGGCTGGTCTTATAGCTGGTCTGTTGTGGTCAACAACAATACAATGATTAAGCACCGTTGGCATAACGGGATTCATGCGGTGTAAAACAACATTCTAAAGGGTGGGGTGTCAATGGTCACGGGTCACTTGCATAGTTTAAAGGTCACGCCTTGGACTAATTACACAGGTGACATGTACGGTGTAGATACAGGCATGATGGCAGCAGTAAAAGACGAACAATTTATCTACCATGAAGATGCATCAGTCAATTGGCGCGCAGGTTTTGCAGTCCTTACTTATGTAAATGGCCATTTAATGCCGCCTGAACTTGTGCAAGTAATTAATGAAGATGAAGGGCTTGTATTTTTTAGGGGTAAATTACATGAGATTGACGCCTGAAGCATTACGCCACCTTTATTCTAGTCTAGTAGTTACCTACCCCTTCACCAAGTGGCCTATGCCATTGGCTGAAGAAATAGAATTTATAGTTACGCCTGACCCTGAAGTGATGGGTACATATTTGCTTGATACAGGCGGTGACTATGCCCATACCATTACCATTTCATCAGGGCGTTGCAGCCACTTCTATACCGTTTTAACGACCCTTGCTCATGAATGCGTACATATGAGTTTTTATAAGCAAAAAGGCGATAAGTGGTTACAACACGGAAAGCCTTTTAGAATCCGTTGCAAGATGGTAGCTAATGAACTTGGTTTCGATCCGCTGGAGTTGTGACCTATAAGTACCAATTTACTATACATATTGCTACCTATGTGTACACTTTTTGGTCTTTTTTAAACATATTTTGTAAAGTTTTGGCGGCTAATTGTAAAGTTGTAGACATGGGGTTGTAAAGTAACATATATAAGTCATTAACCCGCTTGAGGATTCATTCATGAATCATTAACTTTTTCTTATGGTATACAGCGTTATACATTGATATAAGTGCATGAAATTTTAATAAAAAATCATGCAAAAATGTGTCATACATTACACAACTCATTTAGCCATAATGTATAAGCCAACATTAGAAAAAGCATAGCCCGTATATACAACTGCCATAGGCAAATTGCCCCTTACACCTTGTTCTATGCCGATGTAGAAGTAAATTAAACCTGTAACAATAATAAGCCAGCTACTCATTTAATAGTTCCTGTGTTTGCTGTAATAAGATTTCTTCCGTGACAAGATACTCCCGTTCAAAGCGTTTTCGACCCATACCGTGAATACTGGTATTTGTTCCTCTATGGTGATACGGACATAAGGGGATAACAGGGGCAGCACTTCTTTTACCAGTTCGTCTAATGTGATGCAGTTCTGCTGGTGTTCCTTCATTGCCTTGATGCCTACATAATGAGCATCCCAGTTCACTAATTTTGCGATACTTTTCTTTCTCAAGTTTAGTTGCCATTGATATGGTCTACGGTCATCTGTTCTAGCTTTTCTGCTGAATCAGAAATATCAACGCTTAATTCAAGCATTTGGGTGTAATCTTTGCGGTTTAGGGCATCGTCATACATCTTGCAAAATAGTTTAAGGATTAAGAATTCTTCTGTTAGTTTCATCACAATGTTAACCTTTCAATTTGGCGGTTGTTGGCAGATTCAGTTTGCCACGCTTGAAAACGCATCTTAGCAGCTTCCAATTTCCACTTTAGTTCTTCTGTTCTTTCTGTAGCTTCACCAATAGCATGGCCTAAGTTTACATATTCTTCACAAGCGTAGGCTTCGCGTTCTTGGCCACCTAAACTTTGTTCACCTGACTTTTTCATCATCATGGCTTTAAGGCTGCTTTTATATACTTCTAGCTGGGCCAACTGCCCTTTAGCTTGGGCAAACGCTTTACTGTGGGTAAATATGTAATTAATGGCTTCATGTGGGTCGTATTCTTTTTCTAGCATTTTCTAAGTATTTCCTTTATGCGTTTTTTTACATCCGCTTCTGTTTCTTTATTCTTTTCAATAAGTTCTTTAACCAATTCCCAACTACGGTAGCGGTTGGCAATAGCTATGTAACTTTGGGCCAAGTATTCAATTCTGTCTTTATAGTTGTTCATCTAATTGTTTAATTTTTTGGCTTATTCGCGCCCTAAGTTGCTGCCAGCCTTCCCCTGCATAAGGGGTAATACCAACTTCTTGGGCTTTCTTTAGGGTTAGTTCTTCTGTTGCATAAAAAGGCAATTCAGGCTTTTTAGTAACAATGGGTTCTATATCTAATTCATCAGTCCAGCGTTCTTGGTTTAAAAAGGTAGCTGGGTAGGGGATAAAGTCTTTAGCAGTTTCTTTAACTTTCCAATATTTAAGGAAATTAGGCATGGCTTCAAGGCATTCTTTTTGCTGGCTAGGGGTAAGCCTGTTCCAGCTTCTTTCCGCTTCTTTACGGCCCATTTTACGGGGGTATAAATCATAAAACTGTGCAAACATATTTTCCTTTTTCACCCAAACGGGTATTACTGTAGTTCTGATTGTTCTAATTGTTCCCTTAATGCGGCTACTTCTTCAGTAAGCATTCTATTTTCTGCTTCTAACTGGGCCAACCGTAAACTTATTTGCTGTAATACTTCTTGAAAATGGGGGTGCATAACTTCCTTTCTATTCTTTTGTGTCGTTGTTGGCAAACTTTAAAATAGGCTTATCAAGGGCTTGCTTGGCAAGTTCTATATAACGGTCTATTTCTAGCCTATCTTCACCGCTAATTGCCGCTTTGGTATGGCCTATTGGCTTGCCCATTTCATCATAAAACACTTCCCTAATTTCAAAATAATCTTCGTAGGGTGTACTCATATTAACTAACCGTAGATTCCAAGTCATGATTTAGTCCAAAAGTAAATTAAAACTGCTAGGGCCATAATGCTGCCAAATACAATAAAAACGCCTATTGCAAATACTGACAATATGGTTTCTACCACCTTAGTATTCCAGCCCAGCGTAATCCATCATGTTGCACTGGTTAGCTATTAGAAGGGTGCGTAAGCCTTGCAATGCTTGGCGTAGCTGGTAGCGGTTTGGTTCAGGGCTTTCTGCTTCATTAATAATTAAGTACAACAGGCCAAATACTTCATCTTGGTCGTTGTACGCTTGGTAGGCAGCAGATTCAAGAATACTTACTTTGCGTTCAAGTTCTTGCAGCTTGGTAAGCGGCTTTGGTTTTGCTGGGGTTTTTTTAGTTGCCATGTTGCTTTCCTTTTCTATACCACCCGTTATTGGGTGTTACAAGTATAAGTTAAGTTTTCTTAACAATGCAAGTGTTTTTTGTATTAATTATTAATTATTATTTATGTTGTATTTTTACACTGCACTTCCAATGAACGAACCTAGCCTACCTAAGTTCGCCTTCATCTGCACCACCAAAGTTACAGAACCCGTAAGACTTGCGCGGTACAGGCTCTTACTTCGCCACCTGTTTATGTGCTGTTACATCCGCTTTCCCTTAGTAGCACTTGTACCCTAACCGCTAATGGTTTTAACCGCCCAGTTAAGGCCATTAAGGAAAAGAAAATAAAAAAGGGCTTTATAGGTAGCTTTAGCTTGAACGGCTTTGGAAATGCCTCTTTACTTCATTTCCGAAACCCTAAAACCACCTATAAAACCCTGTTCTGAGTGTTCAAGTCCTCAATACAGCAAATTGTACAACAACTAATTTAATTCAGGCCAAATTAATTTGTAAGTGTTTGGGAATAAGCTTTTGCGCGTTATAAGTCCGTGACTTTCTTTTTCTAAGGTAGCAGCCAGCACAATAAGCTTGTCGTGTGGTATTTCACCGTTTTGCCACATACTAACGGCTGGTACTGAAACCCCTACTAGCTTGGCTATACGGGTAGGGCCACCCAAAAGTTTAATAATTGCTGTTGCGTTCATTCAGCTATCTTAACAAATATTTTGCATAAAGACAAATAAATACTTGCATTGTGTTTTAAGCTGGCTTAATATGTACCTACTGCAATTGCAGTGATAACTACCCTACATAGGGTGTAATAGAAAGGTATGTATGACTAAAGAAGAAGCAAACCAACAGCAGTGGGCAGACAATGTAAAGCTTGAATACCAGCTTGAAAACGCCCTAGCAGATGCAGAACAAGGCATTATGCTAACCCTAGAACAAATAGACACTATCCGCTTTGCTTGCGGACTCCCAGCAAAACCAAGACAAGAAAAAAGCGCAGCAGGCCAAGTTGTGTGGAATATGCTTGTTGACATGAATGCTGCCATTCAGAAAGGTATG